CTTACATGGGTACATCTGTATGGATGAGTAAAAAGTGATAGATTGATATGTTTCAAGCCCTTGTCCTTGCATGTATGGTTTTTCAACCTACTGAATGTTGGCAGCTAGAGGACCAGCTTGGGCCGTATAAAACGTATGAGAAATGCGAGGCTAGGGCGTTAGAAATGGGAAAAGCGGTTCATATCCACATGGCGGGTTATCGGCCTGTATCTTGGAAATGTCAGGCTTTGCCAAAAGGGAGATTAAGCACATGATGAGCTTACTTGGAAGTTTGTTGGGTTTTGGAACAAGTTTTTTACCAGAAGTGTTAAACTTTTTTAAGGCAGGGCAAGAACACAAACAGAAGTTAGAAACCATGAAAATGGAAGCGGAGTTGATGGAAAAACGCTCCGCACTAAAACTGCAGGAGTTGGATAAACACGCAGATATAGCTGAAACTAAAGGTATTTACGAACATGATAGAAGTATCGACGCTGGCGGATTTGTCAACGCTCTTCGCGGCAGTGTGCGCCCTGTTATTACTTATGCCTTCTTCTTAATGTTTGTAGCCGTAGAAGTTGTAGTTATTGTTAAAGTTCTTGAAGCGGGCGGGGACTGGAAAGATGCTGTAGAGCTTATGTGGTCTCCTGAGACTCAAGGGTTATTTGCGGCTATCATGTCCTTTTGGTTTGGCAACCGTGCGGTCAGTAAATACATGAAAGTAAAATAATGAACAAAGATCAACTAAGAGAAGAACTCGCCGAGGACGAGGGCTGTAAGTATTTGATTTATTTAGATCATTTAGCTCTACCAACTTTTGGAATCGGTCATCTTATCAAAGAAGAAGACCCTGAATACGGGCAACCTGTTGGCACTGAAATATCAGAAGAAAGAGTTCGCAAGGCGTTTAATCTAGACATAGCTGTAACAATAGAGGACTGCCATCGCCTGTGTAGCAATGTTGGAGTAGACTTTAACGAGCTTGACCTCAAATACCCCGACGCGGCTCTGGTGCTATGCAACATGACATTTAACCTTGGTTACCCACGTTTTAGTAAATTTCAACGTATGTGGGCCGCTGTTGCTGAAGCTATGGAAGACCCGAAGGCGTGGCTAGAAGTGGCTGCAGAAGCAGAAGATTCCAGATGGTATACTCAAGTGCCAAACCGTGCTAAAAGATTAGTAGATAGAATGAAGGCGTTAGCAGATGGCTAAGAAAATTGAATCTACAAAAGTTAACAAAAAACGGCACCGTCGCCCCGGAGTACATAAGAAAAATGCTAATAAACGTAACAAAGTTAAAACGTATTTTGGTTAGATACGCTGGTTGGGCGCTGCTATATATGGGTAGACCCTTTACTGCCACAGGTAATTGGTTTTGGAAAATGCACAGAAAGGTGTTAAATATTAACAAATGATTAGTAAAACACATTGCAAACACTGTCCTCGTTGTGGAAATAAACTCCGTACCATAAACGTGCACGGGCATGATGAGTGCATAGAATGTCATCAGGTTATTGATGATTGTTGTCAGGGAGAAGTTTGCCAACCTACATTCAACGCCCAAGAGGGGAATAATGAGAACAACATATGAACCAAAAACACTAGATTCTGGAATAGTCGAGCCTGCGCATACGATAGAAGTTGTATGCCAGAATTGTGGGTTTGATTTGGACGAATCTGAATTAGCTGCAGATACTTGTTCTGATTGCGGGGAAATATTGAACCTAAAACAGAGTGTATCTATCAAAGCAACAACATTACCTCCAATGTTCGGGGAAAGTATGTAGCGAGTAAAACCATGCCACTTCAGAAGATATTATTTAAACCCGGCGTAAATCGTGAACAAACTAGATACTCTACCGAAGGTGGTTGGTATGAGAGCGATAAAGTACGATTTCGTCAAGGTTTGCCGGAAAAAATCGGTGGGTGGCAACGTATATCTTCAGCTACGTTTCAGGGGGTCTGCAGGTCTCTATGGAACTGGGTTACTTTAGGTAGTGTGAATTTGTTAGGGATGGGTACTAACTTAAAATTCTATCTAGAAGAAGGCGCAGCATATAATGACATTACGCCGTTACGGGCTACTGTAGCTCTGACTGACCCGTTTGCGACTGTATCTGGGTCTCCTATAGTCACTGTTACAGACGCTGCAGGCGGGTATATAGACGGAGACTTTGTTACTTTTTCCGGTGCTACTGCTGTAGGTGGCCTTACTATAGACGGTGAGTATCAGATTACCTACACCACCGGAATTACATACACTATAACCGCAGCTTCAAACGCTACGTCTACTGCGACTGGTGGGGGGTCTGTGTCTGCAGCTTACCAGATAAACGTGGGCGCGGCGTATGCTATCCCTATGACAGGTTGGGGTGCAGGTACTTGGGGTGGTGGAGTGTGGGGCACAGGGCTTGTTTCCGCCGAATCTATTCGCCTATGGAGCCAGCAAAACTTTGGAGAAGACCTTATCTTTGGGCCGCGAAATGGTCCTATATACTACTGGGATGCGACCGGTGGAGTCTCTACACGAGGAGTTCTTTTATCTAGTCTTGGCGGTGCCTCTGATGTCCCTACACAACAGAGTTTGATACTTGTATCTGACATTAACAGATTTGTATTTTGTTTTGGCACTAACGACATTGGTACTGCCACGGTTGATCCGATGCTCGTGCGCTGGTCTGACCAAGAAAACGCAGTAAATTGGACTCCTGCAGCTACTAATCAGGCGGGTAGTTTACGGCTATCTAGAGGCACCGAGATTGTAGCGGCATCACAAGCTAGACAAGAAGTGCTGGTTTGGACTAATTCTTCTCTGTACTCGTTGCAGTATGTAGGTGCCCCCGCTGTTTGGTCAGCGCAATTAGTCGGAGAAAACATATCTGTAGCTTCACAGAACTGCGTAGCTTACGCTAACGGTGTAGCGTATTGGATGGGGAAAGATAAATTCTATAAATACGATGGACGTACTCAGCCTTTACGTTGTGACTTGCGGCGGTTTATATTTACTGATTTTAACACAGAACAATATGACCAAGTATTTGCGGGCACAAATGAATCGTTCCATGAAATTTGGTGGTTCTACTGTTCGTCCAATGTTACCGATATTGATCGGTATGTAGTCTATAATTACGTAGAAGATGCTTGGTATTATGGCACTATGGCGCGCACCGCTTGGCTAGATTCTGGGCTACGTGATAATCCGTTAGCTGCTACATACAGCTATAACCTTGTAAACCATGAGCAAGGTAACGACGATAACGAAACCGCTACAACACAACCTATTAATGCGTACATATCATCTTCGCAGTTTGATCTGGATGACGGGCATAAATTTATGTTTATTTGGCGTGCTCTTCCCGACATGGACTTTACAGGGTCTGATACTGGCTCTCCATCAGCAACCATGTCGTTTTTACCGTTAGCAAACTCTGGTTCGGGGTATAATAACCCTACATCTCAAGGTGGGGTGAACAACGGTGCAATCACTAGAAGTTCTACAGTGCCGGTTGAGGAGTACACAGAACAACTTAATATTAGAGTGCGAGGGCGCCAACTTGCGGTAAAGATTGAATCTACTGGCACAGGAGTAGCTTGGCAGTTAGGAACTCCACGATTAGATATGCGTCCCGATGGGAGACGGTAATGGCGAATCAAATCGAGAAAACCGAACCTCCTGCATTACCACTAGCCCCAGATGAGTATGAGCGCTCCTTTACAGACCAAGGCAATAATGTATTACGGTTATTTTTTAACCGTTTGGTAAACAATGTAAATTCGATACTTAGCACCGACGATGGTGGCAAGTTTCTATACATGCCACGGGGGCTTTTTTATAGCACCGTTGACCAAACAGCCGCTCTTGCAAACACGGGCTACCCCGTTGAGTTTGAGAATACCTACATTGGTAACGGTATTTCGATTGGTGGAACGGACGACACCCGCATCACTGCCACTGATGATGGTGTTTATAACTTTCAAGTAACCTTGCAGTTGGAGCATAACAACGCATCAGCCGCTACATTATGGACGTGGATTAACAAGAACGGTACTGACCAACCGTATGGTGGGCAGAAAAATACTATTAAAGGTAACGATGATATTGCCGTGCATTGGAACTTCTCGATTGACCTAACAGCGGGCCAGTACATTGAGATGTACTGGGCAACCAGCGATACACAGCTTAACTTGCACACAGAAGCTGCTACAGCACCTCACCCGGGCCTACCATCTGCTGTTGTTGCGGTATCATTTGTTAGCAACTTATAATGAGTAACTTATAATGAACTTTGTAGATATATTTAACATAGCGCTAACAGAAGCTAAGTATAAAGAGCCAGAGGCTTTAGCTACTTCCCTTGACGACACTATGGATGGGCTGGGCATAGATAGTTTAGACTGTGTGCTTCTTGGGTCTATACTAGCCGACATATTTGGGATTGCAGAAGAAAAAGCAGATGAAATGCCAATGACTACTCTAGCAGAGTTAGAGGCGTATATTAATAAACATAAAACTAGAGACGCAGAATCAAAAGAAGCTGTCTTATCAGTAATAGCGTGAGGCGGGTATGAAAACAGTAGATAGTAACAAACAAAAACTCGGCATACCTGAAATAATTTCACAATCTTTAGAACAGTTAAGTAATGAAGATGATCCACCTATACAGGCGCAAATGTTATCTGTTGTAAGAGAAGGTTCTATGGAAGGCGCCGACACCGTGCAAATAGGGAACACTGTGTTTTTAGCACATAGAGGTAAAGGTGAAAATAAAAACAAAATGGTAGGGCGGTCGTTTAATGTAGATACTGGGCGCAACTTTATTTCTAACGCAATGGAATATCTACGGTACCTACAAGATAAAAACATTACGCACTACAGCACTGATCTTGCGGATGACAAGTTATTACCTGCTTTGCAGATGATACAAAAACGTTTGAAGAGAACAGAAGACTCCGCAATGTATATCGGAGTAACAGAAGACGACGAATATTTAGTTTATGTTAAGCTTGGCAAAGATTCTATAAGGTAGCGTCATGGGTAAACCGTGGAAAAAAGTTAAGAAAGCTGCTAAAAAAGCGGTTAAATGGGTTGGAGATACTGTCTCGGATGCTGCTGATTGGGTTGTTGACGAAATTATTGACCCAGTAGTTGAAGCTGTTGAAGACGTTATCCAAGCAGTTGCAGACGACCCCATAAAAGCAATCGCTACAGCGGCAGCTTACGCCACAGGCAACGCATGGGCGGTTCCACTTATTAATGGTGCTTCTGTCGCTATAAAAGGTGGGGACATTGGAGATATTCTAACTGCAGCGGCTACTTCTTATGTAGCAGGACAAGCTGGACAATACGCTGGGCAGTACGCTGGACAGTACGCTGGGCAAGCGGCAGCAGAAGCTGGGTTTAGTGAAGCAGGAGCTCAGATTGCTGGGCAAATCGTAGGGTCTGGTGCTACCGCTGCAGCTAGCGCCGCTGTATATGGCGAAGACCCATTAAAAGCATTTGTATCGGGCGGCATACAAGCAGGTGTTCAAGCAGGTCTTAACTACCTAGACAAACAAATAAGCAACACTGTTAAGTCAGAAGTTGCGGGTAAACAGACAAACAGCGGGCAAAAAGTAACCAGTACCGGCGCAAATAACGTAGCAGAAACAGTTTCTGGCGCAAAAACGTTCTTCGAACAAAACCCCGTCATACGAGAAATCGCCGCAGCGTCACTTACTGCAGCGCTTAGTGGGGAAAATGTAGACAGCGGGCAGCTGTTGGCAGCGATAGCAAAAGCAAAAATTACTACTGAATTTGTTAAAGATTACGTTTTATCTAGTGATTTTGATACTTCTACACCAGAGGGACAAGCACAACTCGCGGCAATTACCGGCGCAATCCAGAACGTTTCAGTCGCTACATTTACCGATGCCGATGTATCTGACACATTGCAAGCGTCTATAAATGCTTACGGCACACAAGAACTAAACAAAGTTCTTGATAAACAGGTCAGAAACACCATCGACAGAGTAACCGGCGATTACCAAAAAGTAGAAGCCAAAGCTAACGAAGTAGAAACGCTGTATGGGGACTATGAAACAGCGGTAAATAACTATAACGATGTAATAAATGAAATGCAGCCGCGTTTTGCAGAACGTGACCGCCTCAAAGGACTAGCAGATGCGCAAAGAGAAGTTTTAAAAAATACTTCTACTAGCAATGAAGCTGCATATAGGGCGCAACTAGACAAGTACAACGCACTTGTTACAGATTATAATAACTATACTACTAAGTTAGATAGCGATTACGCTAACACATACAAACCACAACTTGATAAATATAAAGCTCAATACACTGACTTAGGACCAAAAGTAGAAGCTGCGCAGAAAGACTATGCCGCGCTTGCCGATACACTTGCGTCTAGTTCAGACCAACTTGATGATGCACTAAAACCAGTTAACGCCGCAGCAAACAAAGCGTTTGTGCGTGCTATGACAGACGATAAATTTAACGCGGAAGAGTACAAAGCACTCAACGGTCTAGATAAATCTATGACTGAAGACGATGTGTACTTCCACTGGTTAACTGAAGGTAAAGATAACGATTTACCTGTAAGCGCCTCACAATTTACACAAGAACTAGATAGCGCAAAAGCAGCTGCGTTTAGCGGTACACTAGATAAATTAGGAATAAGTGTCACTGACTTAACGGCGGATCAAGCAAAATACCTGCGGCAAGAAATAGACAAGTACAGTAACAATGACCTGCAAGTAGCTAAAGAAATTCTTGAAGGGTCTGATTTTATTGCAGAAACCTTCCAAAATAAATACATTAGCGAAGCTGCAAAACAGTTTAATAAAGATGTAGAAAAAGCATATTTAGATGCGTACAACGTCAAAACTGTAAACGATCTACCTGCGGATGCAAAAGCCGCATATTTTGAGCGTGGGATTGCAGGACAACAAAAACAAGAAATAAAACTAGGCACAGGAGTAACAGAAAAAGACATTGCTTTAGGCAATGCAAAACTAGTTGCCGACGCTCAAGGTCTGCTTAGTTGGGAAGAAGCAACTATTTCTTGGGGGGAACCTCGGTGGGATAGTAAATATGGATTGGTTAAAAAAGTAGCTCACCCTAGTGGAGGAGGAGAAGCTACAGTAGATATGCAGGGTAACTATGTACGTTTAAATCCTGATGGAACTCCGATGATAGAGTTTCCAAAAGTTCCAGTGACTATGTTGTCCGACCTCAAAGAAACTGATCCTAATTCGTACTTGAACACCATTAAAGATTTTTCTCAAGCTACTGTGGACGCAGCAGTGGAAGCAGGTGTGGCTGAGTTCCAACAACAGTATGAGTTTGCTAAAAATGTAGCTACTTATCTTGCTAACACCAAAACCGGTCAGGACGTATTAAACAGCGATTTTGTACGGAACACGGGCGGTTTAGTATTAGATTCTGGTGGTGAGCTACTTAACTCTTTTAATGGTATATTGTATTTCGCAGGTATAAATCCAGATACCACACCAGCAGGTAAATTAGCCAAAGAAATGATTGCTATGGGAGGCGATCTATCAACTTCTGATTGGGAAGCTTCGGCTGAAAATATAAACAAAATTATGGAAAGTGCCAATTACAATGAGGATGGCACATTAAAAACTAGACCAGATGGCAGTCCTATTCCTTGGTACGAGCAAGCTTTTAACAAAGTAATGGCTATAGGAGAAGCCATAGGTTCCGACCCTATTGTGTTTATTGCTGAAAATATAGGATCAGAAATACTACAAGAAGGTCCGGTATATTTACTTAGTGGCGGATTAGGTAATGTTGCAGGACGCGCAGCTAAATTTGCTAGGTACGGTAAAGAGTTTTCTGAAAAATTAAGCGTGGGTACAAAACTTACTACTAGTCAAGTATTGGACTTAGCAGAATCAATAGGTGGTTCTACTAGTAGCGCGTTTGATGATGCTTACGCTACAGCTATTAAAGCTGGCTACAACGAAGCGGATGCAGAAGTATATGCGTTAGAAAAAGCTACAACTACGGGAGTTATAGCAGGACTTACTAATCTTGTTACAAATACTACTCTTGGGGGTGCCGATCTTCAAAAAATTGTATTTGGAGATAAGAAAGTTGGAAGTTCTTTAACAGGTGCACTTGACATATTTGTTAAAGAGGCACGCCAAGAAGCTCTAGAAGAAGGTGTACCACAGGCGTATTTAGAATCACAGTTGTATCAGTTAGACCCTACACGCGATGTTGTCGGTAACGTTGTTGGCAACTCATTATTAGGTGCAATATCTGGTGGAGGTACAGGCACTTCTATATATGGATTTTCGGCAGCGCTCAATACAGCGGGAGACGCGGCTTCCAACGCACTGATTATGTTTAACCCTCAAGTAAATAAGATTGTGCGGAATGAAGACGGGCTAGACGCAGCTGGAGTTACACAACAACTTAATGACCTCGGCATATCTAACAACACAATACAGTCAAACATACTAAATAAAGTATTTGACACAGATTACACTAGCACCAGCGAAGCTGCACGGGCTGCGTATGACTATGCCACAAAAAACAATGTCCCGTATAAGTTTACAAAAGATGAACTCACTAGTTTCACTGGTGCTAAACCTGATGCAGACCTTAACGCCGCAATAGATGCTTATGTAGACCCACGGTACTTCGACGTTAACGAGGTAATTGCAGCGGCGGCGCAAGAAGGCATAACGCTTACGCCACAACAAGCGCAACAATATGTAAAACAAGCTAATGAAGCCCAAGCTGTAGCAGACACACGTGCAGAGCTAGACCCAACATATACTATGGAGTCTGAAGCACGAGATATGTTTTCGCAGCTAGGTTTCCCTGCTACAGACGCCGAAATAGCTCAGTATATAGGACAAGCCGAAACTGATGCTACTACAGCTATAGCTGACTATACCGACCCTTATATGGCTGATGCTGATGAGATTCGGCAGATGTTCCTTGATCTTGGGTATACACCTACTGATGACGAAGTAGCACGTAATGTTGCTTTGGGTAGGCGTGACACTAATATCGAAGAAGGCACGTTACAAGCAGTCAAAAACTACGTTGGTAATAAATCAGTAAGCGAAATTGAAGCGCGGAATTTGTTTGGGCAGCTTGGGTATCAACCTACTGACGATGAAGTAAATCAGTTTGTGGGTGCGGGCATTGATTTTGATAAAAGTGGTGCTCTACAAAAAATTAAAGACTACGTAGACCCTCGGCAGGTAACTGAAGCAGAACTAAAAGCTATAGCTGAACAGGAAGGCTATGAGTATGACCCTGATTTTGCATCGCAGTTCTTAGGGCAAAAAGACCAAGCAAGTACGTTAGCAAGTGCGCAACAAGCGTTTGACGAAATAGCTACAAATAAAGATGAAGCAGCACAATTCTTTTCGGAACTTGGGTTTACACCTTCTGATGAACAACTAAATCAATTCGTAGGGTCTACTACTGAAGCAGAACAACAAGCAGCGATTGCTGACTTTGTTAACCCATTATATACAAACGCCGAAGAAGCTGAAAAACTACTAAGAGATTTAGGGTATGACCCTTCACCAGAAGAAATTGCCCAATTTACTGGGCAAGTAGCTGAGGCTGACCAAAAAGGATTTGTTAGTGACTACGTAACCCCACGTATGGTTACAGAGAAAGAAGTGCTCGATGCGTTAGCTGCAGAAGGTATAACCAACCCACGCCCAGAAGATGTGCAGGCGTTAATGGGGCAGTATGACCAAGAGTTACTTGGAGGTAAGTTAGGTGAAGCGCTGCCGGGGATACGCTATAGCTCTATAGCAGACTTAATTGGCAAGCCCGCACAAGAAGTTACAGATACCGATGTAGACTTTATTGCTGACATAATAGCGCAACAAGAAGCACTAGCTGATCCTAGTCAGTTTGTTTACACCGACGCGCAGCTAGCATATGATGTTACTGGTGACGGTGTTATTGACATAAACGACCAGAACCTGTTAAATAATGCTATCCAAGGTCAAGATGTAACCTTTGCGCAAGATTCTGTGTTTGCTCAACCGGCTACTGGTATATACGCCGCTATAGATCAGAAAGCACAACAGCAAGCACAACAACAAATAGATATGCAACAGCAGTTAGCGCAGCAAGTAGAAGATGAAGCTACAAAGACGCGCAGACTTGGTAACCTAAAAGATTTCCAAGAGATGTTGATACAGGACGCTGGAAGAATGACGCAAGTAAAATCACAACCCGTAGCTGAAATTGGCCCTGCGTATGATTTTAAAAGCATCTTCCGTGACCCTGCACAAGAATCATTTTATCGCACCCCTTACGCGCAAGGTGGTATAGTGAGTACTAATGAAGAGCTACTAAAGCTACTTGGAGGCAATTAATGGCGTGGTACGACGATTTACTTAGCCCTTTTCAAACTTACGAAGAAGACGATGTTGGCGGTAGTTACGCAACGGGTGATTACGACTGGGGTAATATCCTTAAAGCAGGTACTGGCGCGCTAACCGCAGGTGTACAAATTGCCGATTTGTTAGGTTACGATGTTGGTGGTAGTCAACAGCGGCCTGCAGGGTATCAAGGTGGTATCCCTAGTTACACAGTAGCACGCCAACAAGTTCCCGGAACATATGACCCAGACCGTAGACCCGGAAGTGGTGGTCAGCGGTACTTTACTGATGTGCGTTATGATGGTGGCGACACCTCCGCCGAAGCTGCTGGCCTAGAAGCACTTAATAGAGCAAATATGGCAGCACAAAACCGCGCAGGCCAAGCTATGCCTGAAATATATGCCGCGCGCCAAGCTGCAGCGCAAGGAGGCATACAGCAACTAGCGGAAGGAGGGTTCGTACGCGGTGCGACCGGTATCTTTCAAGACTTAGCTAACCCTTCAAGTTTTACCAGTAGTGGGGCTAACACAACCGGAATAGCTAACACCATAGCGAATAACGCTGGCGGTGCGTTTGATTATACAGCACCTCCTCCTGCGGCTACAACTCCACCACCTGCGGCTACAACTCCGCCACCTCCTCCTGCGACTACAACCCCACTACCTACCGCTACAACACCGACACCTACTCCGGTAGCTACAACACCGATGCCGCCACCTGCGACTACAACTTTGCCGCCACGCGACCCCGAGTTGGTTTCAAATGTTGACCCGAACTTACCCAATACTATTGTTGATCCTAACGGGCAGTTTACACCTGCGGTTAACAACAACCCCGGCTACTTGTCCGATGCAGACGGTAATACTGTTTCTTATGATGATATAATAGCAAGGTATCCAGATGCAAGTCGTCCAAATCCAACACCAATTAAACCTATTAATACCATAACAACACCCGGCGGTAATCCAAATCCGTTAAATACCGGAGTTGATACTGGTGCTGTATTAGGACCAGATAATATTAACCCAAATGCCACGCCAGACACAGGTCCAGTTGACCCGATGAGAAATCCAATGAGCAATCCAGATTGGATGCGCATGTTTGGCTACACTACTCCAGAAAATTTTAATCAAATCGTTCCTGAGTACAAACCACAGAAGCTTAGATACGACCCAAATATCACTAAGATGATAAATGGTAAACTCTACGCACAAGGTGTAGATATAAACGGTAATCCACAACCGAATAATTGGTTGAGCGTAGAACACGCTGACAAAAGAAGAAAAGCTTTTGATGATGAACAGCGAGCACAATATCAGGAGTATACAAACGCGCTTGGCCCAAACTTTACTCAGGGGCAATTGCAAAGATATAAAGCTCAAAAATTTATAGAAAAACAAAAAGATACGTACAAAGATAAAGGTATTGACGCAGGTTTCTTTGATTCTGAAGAATATCAAAAATATCTAACCGGACCTCAAATAGGTACAATGGATGTCGTGTTTAGCCCTTATTTTGGGCAGCAGGGTTCTGGGTCAATGAGCGGGCGACAAGACGCAGCCTATGAAGAGTATTTACGGCGCACCGGACAAACTGACAAAATAGCAAAACGGAAAACTCAACAAGAGTTAATAGACGCAGGTATACTCGGAGTGCTCCCTGCCGAGCCAATACCTGACGAACTTAAGAGTCTTCTACCAATATTTGGTGGGAGCCCTAACGACATTAATAGGACGTATATCAGCAACGCGGATCGTTTCAGCGGTGATAGTATGTTTATGGACAAGATGCCCCCCGGATTTACGCCTCTTCAGCCCGGTGAGCTAGGTTTTACTGAGAATATGATGGGTCAGCCTGAAATCAATATCGAGGAAATGCCTCGTCCTGTTTGGAACCCGTTTGAGAGCAATATCGAAGAAATGCCCTATCCTGAATGGGAGGGCGGCATTAGTCCGGTTGACGCCTATTTGAAGGGTAGTGAGGGTGTTTCTAAGTTTGCCCAAGGCGGAATTGTATCGCTTAGAAAACCAGTAGTAGCTAAATTTAACCAAGGTGGTATTATTGGGTTTAAAGAGGGTCGTTACTTAGATGGTAATACCGACGGCATGGCGGATGAAAAACCTGCTATGATAGACGGAGAAGAACCAGCTTTGTTAAGTGATGGTGAGTTTGTTATTCCTGCAGACGTTGTAAGCCATCTCGGTAACGGTAATTCCGACGCAGGTGCTAAAGTTTTGGAAGAGATGATGGCGCGGGTGCGTAAAGCACGTACAGGTAGTGAAGAACAAGGCGCACAAATTGATCCTAATGATTTTTTACCGGTTTAAGAGGTAAGTTATGACAACAACTCCGGCAACAACCACGACACAGACTATACCTACCTCAACAGTAGGTACTGATCCTATCGCAGGGCAACAGATTGGTACAGAATCTGCGCTGTCTAACTGGGTTGGGCCTTATGTTACCAACATGCTTGGTAGAGGTCAGGCGCTAGGGCAGCAAGGCTACCAAGGATATATGGGGCCACTGACAGCCGGTGAATCTACACCGCAACAAGCTGCTTTCCAAGGTATTGCCAATTTAGCAGTGCCAACTTCGGAGATGGGTAATTTTCAGCCTACTAGCTTTACCGAAGCTGGAACTGCACAGCAGTATATGAATCCGTATTTGACTGCCGCATTGCAGCCACAAATTGACGAGGCGCGTCGCCAAGCACAAATCCAACGGGTAGCAGATGCAGGTAGACTCACTCAAGCCGGTGCGTATGGTGGGTCACGGCAAGCAATTATGGAGTCAGAAACTAACCGTAACTTGTTACAGAACTTAGCCGGAATTACTGGGGCGGGGTATTCGACAGCGTTTGATAAAGCGCAGCAACAGTTCAACACTGAACAAGATCGTGCCCGTGCAGCACAAGATGCCGCTAATGTATATGGACTTGGCGCATTATCTAAACAGGCTGAACTTGGTGCCGCACAACGTGCTATTGAATCTGAAGGTATCGCAGCAGATTATGCGCAGTTTAAAGAAGAACGTGACTTCCCGTATAAGCAAGTCCAGTACATGCAGTCACTGTTACAAGGGCTACCACTCGCTACGCAGTCTTATAGCTATGCAGAGCCAAGTACATTATCTAAGATAAGTGCTACCGGTGGTGGTATTATGGAGTTGTATAAACAGCTTTTTGGGGATACATGATGGCATACGGTATTGACGATACAATTCAGCAAAAAGTAGACGCGTACAGAGGCAACCCTGCAGCGCTACAGCAGCGATATGCGCAAAATCAAGAACTAATTGATCTTTTAGCACTTCAGAAACTTAAATCTGAAAAGGAAGCCGCTGCGCGTGACTTACAAATGAAGATGCAGAACACGCCAGATACCATTGCAAAACAGCGGGAACAAGAAGTGCTCGGCCTAACAAAGAACGAGATGGTCAAGCAAACTAGCGACATTATGAAACAGCGCCAAGCACAACAGATGGCGCAACGCGGTGCGGCACCCGCGCCACAAGGTATTGCAAGTCAGGCCGCGCCAAGAATGATGGCTGCAGGCGGTATTGTTGCACTTGCTCCGGGTGGGCCAGTTAGTTCTCAAGAAAAATTAGAACAAATACAAGCCATTCGCGCAAAGATAGCTAGTGGGGAAATAAGCGCCGCAGAAGGCGAAGCGCAGATCGAAGCTATTGCACCAACAGGAACACCTGATTTTAGCCGCGACCCAAAAGGCGCGTTACGTAAAGATTCGGGACTTGTCGGGAAAGCCATGGATGCGTTAGGTATTCCTACCTCGAAAGTCGCAGATTTAGAAGCTGCGCAAAGGCAAGAAAGAGGCGCAAAATTTAATTATGATGCAGCTATGCGAGACATGCCTTATAGAGAAGCAATGGCAGCTGCAGGCGCTCCTACTGCTGGGGGTA